GGCACAATGGTCCTGTCATCGAAGCTCTGGAGAGGGGAGCTGTACTTCTTCTAGATGAGATTGACCTGGCATCTAACAAGATCATGTGTCTTCAGTCTATTCTTGAAGGCAAAGGTGTCTTCTTGAAGAAGATTGGTAAGTGGGTTGCTCCTACTGATGGTTTCACTGTCATCGCCACTGCTAACACCAAAGGTAAGGGTTCTGATGATGGTCGTTTCATCGGTACTAATGTGCTGAATGAAGCGTTCCTTGAGCGTTTCCCTGTGACCTTTGAGCAGTCCTATCCTTCTCCTGCTACTGAGCAGAAGATTCTCTCTTCTCTGATTGAAGACACTGAGTTCTGTAAGCGTCTTGTAGATTGGGCAGACATCATCCGTAAGACTTTCTATGATGGTGGTGTGGATGAAGTTATCTCCACTCGTCGTCTGGTCCACATTGCTCGTGCATATGCTATCTGGAAGGATAAGCAGAAAGCTATCCAAGTCTGTCTGAATCGTTTCGATGAAGAGACTAAGAGTGCCTTTATGGATCTCTATGACAAAGTTGATGGAGATGTTGATTTCAAGGTTGAACCAACCATTACTGGACAAACTGACACTACGGTGGTAGAATGATTAATGCATGGGCATTATTATACGACGAACTTTATGATGAGGAAGGTAAAATGATTACTCCCGATGATGAGAGAGATTCTCTAGAATGGGTGAAACAGAATGGAGGTTTTGAATACACTCCTGAACCTCCTACTGGTAATGTAGAAATCACTGCCGATGGATTTACTTGGCCAGTACAAGATGTGCCGACTAGCAAACCACGGAGTCATTTCAAATTCAATGAGGATGTAATTCTTAAAGAAGTTAAGGACTACATCAGTGGCACCTATCGTGCCCACTATAACTCTGGCAGTGGGATTCAGACTCTTGATCTGATTAATTCCTGCGGAGACGCTGAGGCATTCTGTCGCAGCAACATCTTGAAGTATGCATCTCGCTACGACAAGAAAGGAACTGCAAAGATGGATATCCAAAAGATTATTCATTATGCTGTTCTTCTTTATCACTTTAGCGGCTTAGACCAGGAGAAACTTGAGCGTGGATATGAAACTTTCTGATAAAACAATCGATCTTCTTGAAAACTTCTCTTCAATCAACCAGTCTATTCTGGTCAAGAAGGGCACCAAACTTCGTACTATTTCTGTGATGAAGAACATTCTTGCAGAAGCAGATGTTGATGAAAGTTTTGAGAAAGACTTTGGCATTTATGACCTGCCTCAGTTCTTGAATGGTGTTGGGATGATGAATGATCCTGATATTGATCTCAAGAATGATTCTTACATGGTCATTCGTGAGGGTCAGACCACTAAGGTTAAGTTTGCCTTTGCTGATCCTGAGGTTATCGTAACTCCTCCTGAGAAAGGTATCACACTTCCTACTGAAGATGTGTGCTTCCAACTTGATAGTTCTCAACTTCAGAAGCTTCTGAAGGCATCTTCAATCTATCAGTTGCCTGACCTTGCTGCCATTGGCGATGGTGAGCAGATTGTTCTTTCTGTTCGTGACAAGAAGAATGATAATTCTAATGAGTTCTCTTTGATTGTTGGCAAAACTGATAAGAGCTTTGAGTTCAACTTTAAGATTGAGAACATCAAGTTGATTCCTGGTTCTTATGATGTGGTAATTTCAAAGAAACTTCTTTCTAAGTTCACTAACCACAGTTATAACCTTGTTTACTACATCGCACTTGAACCCGACTCAAGCTACGAAGGTTGATCTATTCACGATAAGTGGTACTAAGTACCACATTAGACAGTGGGCAGAGCACAAAGATCGTATTCTAGATATGATTCCTAATCAGAATGATTTTGATAATCATATCAAGTTTACTGATTACATGGAAGAATCTTCTAATGATTATAAAGAAGATGTGCTCTTCCTACTTCAACCTTATCTGAACGACTTTTACCAGAGATCATCTTACAAATTTAAAGGTATTGCAAATATGTGGTGCCAGAGGTATGATGCAAGAGACTACTTTGTTCCACATGATCATGGTCCAATGGGATACTCTGCCATACTTTATGCAAAACTGACTGATGATCATAAAAGCACCCTTTTCTTTTCACCATTCAATGATGAGCATGGTTGCCATCCTTGCTATAGTCCTGGTGTAGTAGAGGGTGATTTGTTTTTCTTCCCTGCTAATCTAATGCATACAGCTCTTCCTCATGATAGTGAAGAGGAGCGTGTGATTATTTCGTTCAATTTGATATGAACATCTTTGTGACTGATCCTGATCCTAGGGTCTCAGCTCAGGTTCTTCCTGACAAACATATTGTTAAGATGCCCCTTGAAACATGTCAGATGGCATCTGTAATATTCTCCAAGTACCATTGGGACTGGGGCACAATCAATAAGAAAGATGGCACTCCTTACCGTACCACAGGTGGGTTCAGGAACCATCCCTGCACCGTGTGGGCAGCGTCTAGTAAGGCAAACTTTGCTTGGATGCTCCACCACGGTTTTGATCTTATGTGGGAGTATCAGAAACGGTTTGGTAAGGAGCATGGATGCTTCCAGACCATGTGCCAAGCAATGACCATCTATCATGATCGTCTCAAAGATGTAGATGGCAGCATCTACGATTATAAAGATGCAAAGGACTTCGCTCGTGCCATGCCCGACGAGTTCAAGTATGATGATACAATAGACACATTCACCGCTTACAAGCGGTACATTGCCTCTAAGCCTTGGGTCAAGGACAACTATCGTCGTATTCCTGAGCGTAAACCTGATTGGATTTGATTATGCGTAGTGAATTTTTGTGGGTAGAAAAATATCGCCCCAAAAAGATTGATGATTGTATTCTTCCCGACTCCACTAAGAAGACATTCAAAGACTTCCTGGAGCAGGGTGAGATCCCCAATCTCCTATTGACAGGTCCTGCAGGTTGTGGTAAAACTACTGTAGCACGGGCTCTGTGCGAACAACTAAACTGTGATTACATTATTATCAATGGATCCGATGAAGGACGGTTTCTCGATACTGTACGGAATCAAGCAAAGAACTTTGCTTCGACCGTATCACTTTCTTCAGATGCACCGCACAAGGTCATCATTATCGACGAAGCTGATAACACCACCCACGATGTACAGCTCCTCCTACGGGCTAATATTGAGGCGTTTTATGGCAACTGTAGGTTTATCTTCACCTGCAACTTCAAAAACAAAATCATCGAACCACTTCATTCCCGTTGCGCTGTGGTTGAATTCGGAATTGGGGGAAAGCAAAAGCCCGCAATTGCCGCAGGATTCTTTGCCAGACTCCAAGAAATCCTGGGTGCAGAAGGTATTGAATTTGATAACAAGGTCCTGGTAGAGCTTATCAATAAGCACTTTCCTGATTGGCGGCGGGTACTAAATGAGTGCCAGCGTTATTCTGTTGGTGGTAAAATAGACTCTGCTATCCTCGCTGAATTTGGAGATGTAAAAGTAAATGATCTTATTAAGAAACTTAAGGAAAAGGATTTCCAAGCGACCCGTAAGTGGGTCGTTAATAATCTGGACAATGATCCTGGTGTACTTCTGCGCCGTGTTTATGATGCTCTTCTTACATCCCTGGAAGGTCCTTCTATTGCTGCTGCCGTGCTCATTATTGCTAAGTATCAGTATCAGATCGCGTTCGTAGCGGACCAAGAGATAAATCTGTTGGCAGCTCTTACAGAAATTATGGTGGAGTGTAATTTTAAATGAAAGCATATAAAACCCCTCTAAGATATCCTGGTGGCAAGTCTCGTGCCGTCCAGAAGTTGTTTGAATATATTCCTGAAGATAGAACTTTTAATGAGTTTAGAGAACCTTTTCTTGGTGGAGGTTCTTTTGCTATTGAATGGTCAAAGAGATATCCAGATACTGCTGTTTGGGTTAGTGATCTTTATGAACCCCTTGTCAATTTCTGGCAGCATGTTCAAACTGATGGTAAAAGACTTAGGGATGAACTTGTACAGTTGAAGTACAGACATCCAGAACCATCAAGTGCAAAAGAGTTGTTCCTAGAATCTAAAGATTATTTGGCAACGGGTGATAATAATTTTCATAGAGCTGTATCTTTCTATGTGATCAATAAGTGCTCTTTCTCTGGTCTTACCGAGTCTTCTTCTTTCAGTAAGCAAGCATCAGAAAGTAACTTCTCGATGCGTGGCATTGATAGAATTCCTGGATTCCAAGACATTATCAAGAAGTGGAGGATTACTAAGAGTGACTACGAGGTCTTGTTAACTAATAACGAGGACATCTTTGTTTATCTAGATCCTCCTTATGATATCAAAGATAATCTTTACGGAAAGAGTGGTGATATGCATAAGGGATTTGATCATGATAGGTTTGCCTCTATCTGCGACAAATATAAGTGCCCTCAGTTGATTTCTTATAACGCATCTCAGCTCGTTCGCAATCGTTTTGAAGGATGGAATGCATCTGAGTTCCAGCATACTTACACGATGAGATCTGTTGGTGAGTATATGAAGGAACAGCAGGGAAGAATGGAACTTGTTTTGACTAATTATTGAAATGGAACTTAAAGACTGGTTGAACTCGATCAACTTAACTAAGAAAGATATCACTGAAGAGGATCCCACCAGCATCAAAAAGTATCCTCCTTTCATTGTAAACCGCTGTCTTGCTGGTCATATCGATGCGATTATGTTTGCTAATGAGATGAACAAGCATCCAAATCTTGATAAAGATATGCAGTACAACTTCATGCTACATAGCATTAGAAAGAAGAAAAGATTCTCTCCCTGGTTGAAGCAGGAGAAGATCAAAGATTTAGAATTAGTCAAAAAATACTACGGATACAGCACAGAAAAAGCACAGCAAGCTATGCGAATCCTCAGTAATGAACAGATTGATTTTATCCGCAAAAAACTTGACACAGGTGGCATCAAATGAAAGTTCTAAGTATTGACATCGACTATGTTTTTGACAAAGTTGATGAGTGGCCAAACGAAGATAATGAGATGTGGGATAATTGGCAAGCAATTTCCAAATGGCATTTCTATTTTTGCAAGTATCCTGACCTAGATGATCGGGAGAAGATCGTTAATGAAGAAAATCTAGACTATCTGCTTGAGACTTATACCAAAGCTTTGGACGCGAGTCCAAATGCAAAAGTATGCTTTGGTTTTGATCATGATTTTATTCTTGAGGGACTTGAAGGAGACAATATTGACCTAGTAAATATTGATCATCACGATGATTTTCTTTCTGGTTCTAACCTTGATGGTGATGCTTCTCATGAGTTAGATGAGGATATCTATCTAGGTGGTCATGTCTTAGAATGGGCTAACATCAAAGCGTTCAATAAAGTTGATGAGGGTAACTGGGGAGCAAAACTTCATATTGATGGCAGACTAAACAGTATGACTTGGATTAGAAATCCATACGAGCATATCTGTGATACTCGCATCTTCGTAAATCAGTTTATTTGTAAGCATATGATGCCTACACCAACAACATTTAATGCTTGTTTTAAGGATGAATATGATCATGGTGATTACAAGTATGATCATATCTTTGTTTGTATCTCTCCTAGGTATCTTCCACCCAGTCAGTGGGAATTGATGTCTCTTTTCATGGCAATTTATGAGGATAAAACTGGTAAAGATTGTATGATTGATGAATGGTGGGATCAAAGATATATTGAGAAGTCATATAACAAAGGACCATATGAAATCATCAAGAAAGGATTGCTTGATTATAAAGAACAGCTGCGCTAAATAGTTGAAACTTTTTGATTTATTGAGATGAGTGTCGTTGTTGAGCCCATTTTTGAATGGGCACCTGAGAAAATGGTTGAGGTATTCCTCGGTGAACCAGATGATTTCTTGAAAGTGAGAGAGACTCTGACAAGAATTGGTGTAGCTTCTAGGAAAGAGAAGAAGTTGTACCAGTCATGTCACATTCTTCACAAGCAAGGAAAGTACTTCATCGTACATTTCAAAGAATTGTTTGCGCTTGATGGAAAGAGAGCAAATCTTACCATCAATGATGTGCAGAGACGCAATAGAATCATTCAACTTCTCTCTGACTGGGGTTTGGTTAGAGTTTCTGATGCTGATGTTATTCAAGACATCGCTCCTTTGAACCAGATCAAAGTCTTAGCATATAAAGAGAAAGAGAATTGGGTGCTCGAAACCAAATATAACATCGGTCGAAAGACAAAAGAGGTCGTAGAAACCGAATAAATAGTTCGTCGCCTTTTCGTGCGCGACACGCTACATACGGAAAACGCTACCATATAGTGCGGTCATTGCTACCGCACTTTTTTTTGTTTTGTGCTTAAATAGTAGTGTAGGAGGAAGGATTTCTAGAGTCCCTTCTACGCCAAGACTGCCTTCGGGAGTCACAAAAGACAAACTCGCTTACTAAGGAGCTATCATGAGTACACTAATGAAGTTTAATGCTGCAAACATTGACCAGCTATTAGACAGGATTAACAAAAACAGTATTGGAATGGACGAATACTTTGATCGTCTCTTCAAACTGCATGAGACTACCTCAAATTATCCCCCATATAATCTCGTAACTGTAAGTGCCGTAGAATCTAAGCTAGAAGTTGCTCTAGCAGGATTCAAGAAGGCAGAGGTTAATGTCTACACGGAGGCAGGGAAACTCTTCGTAGAGGGGCAGAAGGAGGACAAGGAGACCGATACAACCTACGCTCACAAAGGACTGGCACAGAGGTCCTTTACGCGGGTATGGACGCTCTCTGATGATGTTGAGGTCAAGTCCGTGAACTTTGAAGACGGCTTGTTAACTGTCGATCTGGGCAAGATTGTACCTGAGCATCATCAGCGGAAAACCTGGTTCTAAATAGAAGCGTATCGTCGCCGCAAGGGGATGTCTGGCAAAATCCAGACGGTCCCCCTTTTTTATGCTATAATACCTGGAGGTAAGAACTGCATTATGTCTATTAAAGTCGCAATCATTGGTTCTGATCAAGTCATTGGTGATATCAGAGAGGTCCTGGATGAGGACAAGAGTCGTCAATATCTTATCTGTAACCCCCTTAAGCTTCTTCTGCAACCGCAGAGGGTCATGTTGACTGAAGAAGAAGAGGATGAAACTAATGTACAGCAGACAAGTTCACAAGTTTCTTTTGCAACTTGGCAACCACTGACTGCCGACACACAATTTCTTGTGAACCCTAATAATGTGCAGACGGTTTATGAACCGCTGCCTGATATCAAAACCATGTACCTGGAGTTGCTCAATGGCAATTAAACTCATCGTATTTAAGGAAGATTATCGCTGCGTCATCGCTGATGTTGAAGAGGTTGTTGGCGCAGATCTAGGCGAACCTGACTGCCAACTGACAGATCCATACGAATTTCTTGAGTTGGAAGAAGAACCCAAGGAATATAAAGACCGTCTCAAGCCCTGGGCAGTCATGAATATGTCTTCCGATAAAAAGTGTAGGATTCAGAGTGATAACATCCTCACATTGATCAATCCTGAAAAGTTCATTCTCGACGCATACAAAGAACTGACTACCTGATGAAATTCTATACTAATGTACAAATGATTGGGGACCAGTTCCTCGTTCGTGGTTATGAAAATGGTGAGTACATTCAGTTTAGAGAGAAATATTCCCCAACATTGTTCGTTCCGTCAAAGAAAAAGACCTTCTATAGGACTCTTGACGGAGAATATGTAGAGCCTATTAAACCTGGAACAGTCTCAGACTGCCGCGATTTCATGAAGCGGTACAGTGAGGTTGATAACTTCAAGGTGTATGGTAATGAGCGGTACATCTATCAGTATATTTCTGATAAGTATCCTCAGGATGAGATTAAGTTTGATCCTAGTAAGATTCGCTTGGTCACAGTCGATATTGAGACCCGTTCAGAGAACGGATTCCCCGATGTTGAGACTGCTGACCAGGAAATCCTGCTCATTACCATTCAAGATTACAATACAAAAGAGATTACTACCTGGGGTCAAGGACCATTCAAGGTAAAACAGGACAATGTTTACTACATCCAGTTCAATAATGAGCGTGATTTGCTCAACAGTTTCATGGACTGGTGGATGCAGAACACTCCTGATGTTGTGACTGGTTGGAACATTCAGCTGTTCGATATTCCATTCATTGCTAAGCGTGTAGACCGTGTTCTTGGTGAGAAACTTGCCAAGAGACTGTCTCCATGGGGTCTAGTGTCTCAGAAAGAGGTTTATATCAAGGGTCGTAGGCAGATTTTCTACGATATTGGCGGCATTACGCAGCTAGATTACCTTGATTTGTACAAGAAATTCACTTATACAAACCAAGAATCTTATCGTCTTGACCATATTGCTAATGTAGAACTCGGTCAGAAGAAACTTGACCACTCTGAGTTTGATACATTTAAGGATTTTTACACTAATGGTTGGCAAAAGTTTGTAGAATATAATATAATTGATGTGGAGCTCGTAGACCGTCTTGAGGACAAGATGAAGTTGATCGAGCTTGCTTTGACTATGGCATATGACGCCAAGGTGAACTATAATGATGTCTTCTATCAGGTACGGATGTGGGATACCATCATCTATAACTACCTGAAGAAGAAGGGGATTGTTATTCCACCTAAGGTGACTTCAAATAAGGACGAGAAGTATGCGGGGGCGTATGTCAAAGAACCGATTCCTGGAGTCTATGACTGGGTGGTCAGTTTTGACCTTAACAGCCTGTATCCTCATCTCATCATGCAGTACAATATTTCGCCAGAAACACTCCTTGATGAACGGCATCC